CTAAGAGCTTATAACTCTCTTAGTTTGTGTTAAAGTTAATATTAATATAACATTGTTTGCAGAAAAAAGCAAGAGGTAGGTTTACCAAAATATATATTTTGATTTAGTCATAAAAAAAGGGCGACCAAAGCCGCCCTTTTTCGTGTTTCTATTAATTCTAAGAATTAACTGAATGTTACACCTGTTACAGATACACGTGCCAAGTAGTCAGCCGCATTACCAAGAGATGATGCAGTGTTGTTTAACTCTACATAACCATATCTTGTCATGAAACTTACTACTGGTTCGAATGAACCTGGATCCAACACAACGCCTGAAGACATTAGCGGAATGTATGGGCAATAGAATGCCGCCGCATCTGCTTCTGATGTTCCTTTGTATCCAACAAGTACGTCTGTACTGTCTGATGCATAAGCGTCTACGTATACTTTCATAGCACTGTTTAATGTACCAACAAGTTTAGTGTTAGTAGGTGCTTCAAAAGTTCCTTCAGTTGTTCTTGCGAACGCTGAAGTTGTAGCAGACTGAAGTACTGTTAACGTATGCGGTGATACCACTGCAAAGTTACCAGCGCCACGTCTTGTACGCTGTGCGATCTTGTTAGCCGCTCTGTTAATCATTACAGCAAGTGCCGCATGTTCGTCACCGACGAATGTAGCAGTTCCTGATACAGCAGTTTGATCGTACTGTACATCTGATTCAGCCGCGCCAGCCAAGTTACGTAAAGAAGCAAGAACTTCTTGGTCGATTTCAGCAGTAATTTCTTGTGCTAAAGCCGCCATAATTTCCGCTTCAACGTCGATACCCTGTTGTGCTTGTGCATCTTGTGCAGATTCAAAAGTCCAACGAGCACTTAACTTACGTGTTTTCGCTTCAACTGTTTGTTTTAAGATCTGAATTGACAATCTCTTACCTGCTTCACCTTCAAGTGCCGCTGTAGCAGATGCCTTATCAGTAGATCCACCACCTGAATAGCCTAAGCCAATCTTGAACGGTGATAGAGCCTCTTCGCCTGCAGTCACATCATCTAATGTGTCTGAGTAACGAACTCTTAATGTGTGGATTTGACCCACTGGTCCTGTCATAGGTTGAACACCAACGATTTCGTTAGCGATCACTGTAGGCATGACCCTTCTTATTACTGGTAGGATAACTCTATTTAAAGTTGCAACATTACCGGCAGAAGTTGCTCCTGCTGTAGCCGACTCAGCCAAGTATTTCTTGGTGTTGTCAAGCGTAGCAGACATAACAGACTTCTTATTGCCTTGTAGGCCTTCAAGTAATGCGCTCTTAGTTTCCTGCCATCTACTTTCTAATAGTTCTGACATTGATTTCTCCTTATTTTAATCCTGCAAGTCTTCTAATATCTACGACATTATCTGTTGCAGAATTACTTGCGCCATTTCTAACGTTAGATTCTTCTTTATTGCCTGTTACTTCTTTTGCCTCGGTAAGTGTCGCCTTCTTCTTCTCTGGAGTGTTACCATCAATAACGGACGGTAAGTACTTGTCAAACTGTTTTTGGATATTAGCAGTTTGTACAGACTCCAGTAAGTCTGACATAATTTCTTTCTGTTCCTTGCTCAATGGAGCAGTTAACTCGGAAATTACTTCTTTTCTTTTTGCAGTATCTTGTGCTTTTTTGAACTCAAGATCCTTAGACTCAACTAATTTAGTTGTTTTCTCAACAGTTGCTTTCGCTTCTGCTAATTGCTTGTCTTTCACCTCTACAACTTTTAAAAGTTTAGCAGTTTCTGATTTCTCATTCAAGTAAGAATTAGTGTACTCTTCTTGGAATGTTTCAAACAGTTTTCTACCAAAATCGTTTTTACGTGCTGAGTCGATGTCTTCTTTAAGTTGCCCAATCTCTTTTGTAAGAGTTTTTGCAACTGTGTTTTCAACAACTTTCGCTCCGTTTTTAACGAATTTTTCTTTTACAGTATCAAGATGCTTCTTAGCCTCTCTAATTAGTCGAACTTTAGTTTCTGCAAGATCCTTTTTGTCTTCGTGGAACTCTGCAATTTCTTTAGCCAAAGCCTCTACCACAAATTCCTCAAGTTTGCCAAATTTAGTTGACATTGCTTTTTGGTCTTCGTGTAACTCTGAAACTTCCTTGCCTAATTGTGCAACAACAAAGTTTTTAAGTAGGTCTGCGTTTTCACGCATTGCTACATGGTACTTTGCTCTTGCTTCAGCAAGTTTTGTGCGGTCATCAGCAAATTCCGTAATCTCTGCACCAAGTCTATCCTCAACCATTTTTTCCACTGCTTCAGCCATTACTGACTTATCGTGGTCATATTTTTGAGCAAATTCTTCGCGAAGTTCTGCGGTTACTTCCTGACGGTTCTCTGTAATCTTAGCCGCCCATGCTTCTTCAATAGATGCTTTGATGTCTTCCGAAATTACGTTATTCTCAAAAAGTGATTTCAGTGCTTCCAACATCATGTTCTCCTTATTTTAAACCTTGGATAATGTTAACCAAAGATTCTTTCAAATACTTCTGTGCCTTTGTGTCTTCTTTTACTTCGCGAGCCATATTAAATGCCTTATACCCACCTGTGGTATTCATCAAGTGCTCGTATATTGGAGTTGGATATGCTCCTGGAGCCGATGGTTGAGCAACTATATCAACTGTGATAATTTCAAAGTCGCTTACGTTACTGTCTTCATTTACGTTACCTGAACCACGCGATGAAACACCAAGTTTAACTCCGCTTTCCAGCATTGTTTTAACAAGTTGTCCCATCGGCGTAGGTAATACTTTTAACTTACCATAACCGTTTGGTCCATCCATCCACATTTCTTTAATCATGTGCGAACAACGGTCAAGGTTAATGTTAAGGCCTTCTGGATGATCAACTTCACCAAGAACTGAATATCCTCCTTGAATCTGATCGTTAAGAGTGTTGACAGCCCTACTAATTTCACTTACGGGGTATATACGTTGGTTCGCATTGCGAACGCCACCCTGTATACAAATACCTTTTAAATGAAGGTCTTTGCCGTCCTCAGTAGATTCCAGAACAATCTGAGCCTGGTCGAATGTCAAGTTCTCACGTAATAAGTTCATCAACTATTCCCTAACAATTAAGAACCGATAACACTATTGCTATCTGCTCCTGCTTCGCCTGCGCCTTTTTTCTCAGCGCCGTGGCCTTTAGCGTTTGACATAGACTTAGATGCTTTACCGCCTGGTACGTTTACATTACCATGATCTTCAGTTTTAGGAGCACTTACAGTACCACCTTTTTCTTCTGCAGATCCTTTTGCGATATTAGCCGCTGAACCGCCCATATCATTTTTACCAGCAACTGGAGATTTTGCTTTGTTATCTTCGCCTTTTGGCTCAGCAACTTTTTCAACATACTCTCTCATTTGCTCAGTTTGTGATTTAGTACCTTCAAATGCTGGTACTTCATCTTCTACGCTAAGATCGGAAGATATTGCTTCATCTTCCTTTTCTTCTTCGTCGTCACCCATGTCGTCCATTGGTGCTTCCTCAGAATCATCATCGTCACCTTCTTCCTTATCGCCCATCATTTTTTCAAATTCTGCTTTAAGGTCATCAAGTGCGTCTTCTAAATCAACAACACGGTCTTCCATATCTTCGTCGCCCTTGTCGTCGTCACCTTCTTCGCCATCTGCATCTGCTTCGATATCAGCCATCATGTCGTCTGCTGGATCGCCGCCCATGTCATCATCTGCTTCTGGTGTAATTTCTGCAAAGTTTTCGTCAACTTCTTCGTCCTTAGACTCATCAGTTTTTTCGTCTTCGTCTTTTGCTTCGTCAACGTTTTCATCTTTAGACTCATCTGTTTTTTCATCTTCGTCTTTTGCTTCGTCAACTTCTTCGTCTTTTGAAGATTCATCAACTTCTTCGTCAGTTGCTTCGTTAGTGTCTTCGTCTTTAGACTCGTCTGCTAACTCATCTTCTAATAAATTTTCATAAATTGTTCTTGATTTTTCAACGACGATTTCATGGAACAGTTCTTCTGCACCTTTCTTATCTTCGTTAACTAATTTTTCAAGCATTTGCTCGAATTTGTTACGGTCTGCCATTGTAGTACCTCCTATAAGTTTACGTTTGGTAAGGCTGTCAATAATATTTACATATAATAGGGAAAATACGTGGAATATAGGCTCAAAACGCAGGATTTTGAAACCTTAATGAAATTAACCGAAGATTTTCTGAAATTCTTCGATATTTACATGGGATAAATTTGTAAAGTTTTTTAGACTTCCTGGTAGGAATTTATCTCCTTCTGCTACTACTCTTATATATCTCTTTCTATGATTTCTTTGGCATATTATGCCTACTTGACGCTCCCAGTTACCAAAATATGTTGCAGGGTCGTTTTCTCGCTTGTAATTAAATGTACCAGCGTATAAGTTGTTTACCTTATCATCGCCTTTTCCGGTGCCTGTAGTGCCTTTAAAGTCAAATCCTAACAAATATATAGGATCGTGTCCGTGGTCTGAAGCAAGATCTAATGCTGTAGGACCACTACTCCAGCCTTTACTGGGGTTTAAAATGTTGAGTCCTTGTATGTCGTTTAACTGTTTATTGTGATTAGTGTATACTTTGTTGTGCTTTTGCCAGCCTGTTTTGCAAATTTCAAGCACCATCTTGGCATCTACTGCTACAAGATAGTCTGGCCTAAAGTCTCTATAAACTGCGTTACAGGCATAGATAGGACCGTACTGTTTTAATGCTTCTAAACTTATGGGTTTGCGACTTGTGCCGTTACCAACAACGAATGCTGTTGACATATCATCTCCTATGCTTCAGGTTGTGATGCCAATCCGTACATCTGTCTTACAAAATGTAACTCTTTCTGTTGTTCTTCGTTATGAAATTCGCCAGCTCTACGTGCTTTGTTGATTTGACGTAGGCTTAGTCTTGTTTTTCTTGTGTCGTCTCTTGATACAACACCTTCATCGTCAGCAGAATCATATGACTTGTCTTCTGTTGGTTCAAGTGTTTCTTTGTCAAAATAAAATAATTCTCTTAGTATCATGTAACTATTTATTCCTTATGCTGGTGGTACTTCAGGAGCAGGTGCTCCGCCTGCGCCACCGCCTGTTGTTGTGTCAGGTGCTGTCGCTTCTCCTCCTGCAACTGGATCAGGCTCTGCATTAGGATCAATGTCTTCTGCTCCGCCTATGTCTGCATCCATTGCCGCGCCACTAATACCTACGCCACGCATTTCACCTGCGGCGTCTGTTGGTGGTGGAGTAATATTTTCATCATTCTCTTCTTTCCAATAACGTTCATTCTCAGCCATGTCTTCTTCACTTAATCCTAAGAAACGTTTCATTGCATATCTGTTACTAATGAATGGCACAGCCATAATTTGTGTAAACGTTGGAATTCTTACATTGTCAAGTTCTGATTGTCTGTAACTTGCAAAGTTCATTGGTGGTTCAAGTTTTAAATCAAACATTGAAACATCAAGATTCATACCTTTTTCTAATAGGTAACGTTTAAACTCTTGATTAAATTCTTCTGTTACAAGTGCTTGTAAACGTTCACAGTACTTGTTAAAGCGTAGTTCTTGTATGTATGCAGTACCTACTCTACCATCGTTGCTTTGTGTTTGTGCATCATCTTGTGCCGCTGTTGGCAAGTAACTACTTGGAATACGTAAACCTCTAATAAGTTTATTAGTAAAGTATTTTAAGTCGTCAATCTCACCTAAGTTAGTACCGCCTGGTAATGTTTCAACTTTAGATCCACGTCCTTCTGCTGTTTGCGGAAAGAAGTAATCTTCATTTGTTGATAATGGATTGTATGCACTATCAATAACGCTTGTTGATCCACCTGTTGCACTTGGAATACGTCTTTGGTGTATTTCTGTTTTTACACGCTCAACAAATTGCATTGCAAGGTGTGATGGCATATTACCTACGTCAATGTAAAACACTCTACGTTCAGGTGCTCTTTGCGTTCTGTAAATAATAATTGCGTCTTCTAATAATTCTTTTTGCTTGTATACTTTAAATATACTTTCTAACAAACTATTACCAAATGGATAGTTGTTGTCTAATCCTTCACTTAAACTTAAATGTACAACATGTTCTGCATTAATAGCAACTTCTCTATTGTTTACATTAAATCTTGAACCTGATTGTGATGTTCCTGTGTTACCAACTGCACCTTGTGCGCCACCTGATTGATAACCTTGTGAACCTGACGATGTTCCACCGCCTGTAATATTTCCGCTTGTAATATGCGGATCAGTAATAATTTGATCTCTAAAATTAAAGTTAATATCTTTAATAATATATTGTTCTGGCTTTTTGCCTTCTGATTCGTTTACAATAATACGTACAACTTTTGCAGGATCAATGTAAAACCATTTTTTAGTTTCAGGATCTCTTACAAAAAATGCGTCACCATACTTAAATGTATTACGCACAATTTTAAACATTTTAGTTTCAAACTTTTGTAGTTTAGACCATTGCTTTAGGTATTGTCCTAAAATGTTAACTTCACTGTTTGTTGCTGTTTTATTAAAATGTAAATTAAATGATGTTCTGTTACGTGCATTTTGTTGTGAACAAAATTCTGCTAAAATGTCTAACGCCGCATTTACTTCTGAGTCGTTGTCCATAGTATTGTATTGACCATAACGCTCTACTCTATTTGGAGAGCCTACATATACGTCTGGTAGATATGAAGAATAATTAGATCTTGCCGGACCCGGTTCGTTTCCGCCACGTCCACTGAACGGGCTCATGTTACCACCGTCGTTGTTACCTACAGGCGCATTTGTAAAATATCTTTTCCAGCTCATGTGTTACGCAGTTCCTTTCAACATATTCCCCTGTAACCCGTTTGTTGCACGGAGAATCTGTTTTAAAATTTTATTTTGCTCTACCAAAGTAGCAGTTGCTAAATCTGTGCTATTTGTATTTACCGCGGCTTCGCTCTCTTGGAGTTTCTTTGTGACTCCAGAGTCGGCAACAATTTTGGTTGTATCAATTTCTGGTGTTGTAACTGTTGGCATTTCATAGTCTGGCATTACACCTGCGTTGGCTATTTTGATTTTTGGATCTTCAATTTCTGTCTTTTTCAAATTCTCGGCGATCTTTTGATTTGGATCGTCTTCTTCGTCATCTCCACCAAACCAACTAAACGGATTAAGTTTTTTAAGTTTATCAACTAAGCCAGTAAAGATTTTCCCAATAAACTCAAACATTGTAGAGAATACATCAAGAATCGGTTGTACCCAACTTTTAATTTTTTCCCAACCAAATATAGCAAGTAGTGCCACTCCAATTGCAAGGAATGGTGCAATAATTGGACCAAGTATGATTCCAAATATTGTTGGTAATAATGATGTTATAAATCCTGTAAGTAGTAGTCCTGCAAGTCCGCCAAGTACACCAACAATTAATGTTCCAATATGTTCTTTAAAGAAAGCACCAAACCAAGCACCAAATATTTCTCCAACTTTATCAAATCCTTTTTTAATCATAGGTTTAAATTTTTTATCCCAAACTTCGCTAAAGAATTTACCTAAGTCGCCTCCTGCCGCTTCCCAGGTATCTTTTAAGAACTTGGCCATCTCTTCACCGTACTTTAGGATTCCGTCTAAGAAACCATCTAATTTTGACACGCCATCTTTACCTGTGGAAGTAAACCATTCTGTAAATGTACCAATACCTTCCATGAACATATCAAACAATCCACTGTCAAGAATAGTTGTTTTAATCTTGTTACGCATTTCAGTCATTGCTACTTCAAAAGCGGCCGTTGTTTTAGTAGTCTTATCTCTTTCTTGTTGTTCTGCTTTCATTGCCGCAATATCTGCATCAGTGTATTTTGCTGACATCTTTTTGTATTCAGCCAAGCCACTGGTTAATCCTTCAAAGCCTTCTTTACCCATCAATGATTGTACCATTGCAGGATCCATGCTTTTAATAAACGCATCCATCTCTGGACCAAAGCCTGCCATCTGCTTAATGTATTCTTCTTGACTGATAGCACCATCACCAAGTTGTTTCTGTAATTCTGCAAAGCCTGGTATAGTTGCCGCAAGTTTTTGTGCTAATGGAGTTTGTGCAACACCGTCTGCTAAGTCTTTAATAGCACCACTAAATCCTGGTAATTCTGAATCAACAAATGCAAGTCCGTCTTGAAAGTTAGTTAATGCTTCTCCTGACAATCTACTTGCCATAACCATAACGTTTGCTTCTGAGGCTTGTTTCTTTAATAATGCTTCTGCTTCTTTACGTGATTTACCTGTTACTTTAGCAAGTCTATCAATCTGCATTAAGTATTGTTCTGAACCTGCACGTAATGATGCTTGACTTCTTCCAGCAAGTTTACCTTGCATTGCTTGTAGTTCAATGTAACCTGCTGTATGTTCTGCAAGAGATTCCATAGTAAAACCCATTCCCATAAGTTCTTCTCTTGGTAAACTTTTAGTTAATCTTCCAAATGCCTTAGCACCTTCTGTTGTTGTGCCTCCTAATAGCATCATGTTCTGTGCGTTGCTACCAACAAACTCAGCAAACTGTTCCATGCTTAATCCTGCATCAGCCGCCGCCAAATTCATTTCAACAATGTTGTTACCGAAAGAAGCACCTACTTCAGATAGACTTCTAAATGTTTGAACGTTGTCTTCAACCATTCCTAATATACTACTGAGTGCACCACCCACTAATGGTAAGTGTGATGCAAAGTCACTCATCTTAACACTTGTGCCTAAGAATTCAGTTGCTAATCCCATAGCAGTATCTGTGACCATACCTAAACCTTTGGTCACCATACCGGTCATCATGCTTAGACCTCTACCAAAATCTCCAAGTACAGAAGTGGTGTTTTGTATCTCATCACCAAATTTACCCAATTTATTTGATGTTTTATTAAGAACACCTTCCATACCACCACCAGGTCCACCAGCACCTCCGGCTCCGCCACCAGAACCACCACCTTTTGCGCCTTTTTTCAAGGCATCAAGGATTTTCTTTAGTGTAGCCTCCGATGCGGCATCTTCGGCTTGTACTTTACCAATTCCTGGAATATCAACTGTTACTGCCATTTATTATATACTCACTTTATTGCAACTTATAAATACTTGTGCTATAACTTATTTAGCAGGAGAAAAATATGTCAGAAAATAACATTCCAGCAGGCGGTATACCAATGATGCCAACTGGGCCAGTACCGGGTACTCCAGTACAACCGGTCAAGGCGAATCCGCTAACGAAGCATTTTCGACAGCCAAAACTGTACTTAAAACTTCCGTCAGCCGGACAATATTGGCCAAAAGGATCTATAGACTTACCGGAAAACGGTGAAGTAGCAGTTTATCCAATGACTGCAAAGGACGAGTTAGTTTTAAAAACACCAGACGCACTTCTTAATGGCGAATCAACTGTAACAATGATGCAAAGTTGTATTCCAGCAATTAGAGATGCGTACCATTGTCCAAGTTTAGATCTTGATGCAATTTTAATTGCAGTTAGAATTGCAACTTACGGAGAAACACTTACAATTACAGCACCGGTTCCAAATACTAAACCGGAGATGACGAAGGATATGTCCGTTGATTTAATTCAATTATTGGATACAGTTCAAGGCAGAGGATATGATCCTTTATATAAACATAACCAATTTACATTTTATATTAGTCCTTTAAACTACAAAAAGTTTACAGAGTTAGCATTAAAGGCATTTGAAGAACAACGCATGATGCAAACTCTTGCAGATTCAAATCTTGACGAAGAACAAAAAATGGCGAAGTTTAATCAGAGTTTTAGTAAACTAACTGATATGACTTTGTCAAGTGTAGTTGATCAAATTGAATGGGTTCAATTCGGTGGCGAAGAACAAGTTACTGATAAGAAACATATTCAAGAATTTTTTGAACAAACATCAGGTGATATCTTTGATGGTGTTAAAAGTGCTATTGAGAAAAAGAGAAATGAATATGCTCTTAAACCGTTAATTGCACAAGCATCGGAAGATGAGAAGAAGGCAGGCGCTCCGGACTCATGGGAAGTACCAATAGCGTTTGATCAATCAAATTTTTTCGTACGCAAATAGCACAATGGCCTCTTGACAAAATACAGTCCGAAGTTAAAAAACTTGAGGGCGATGCTAAAGAACTTAAACACAATATCCTAAAACTTGTTTGGTATATGCGGGGAGGAGTAACTCTCAATGAAGCATATGATATGGGTCCTGAAGATCGAGACATGGTCAAGAAGATCGTAGAGGATCATATGGAAACCACTAAGAAGTCTGGGTTACCTTTCTTTTAAATTTACACTGTTGGTTGTTGTTGGAATCTTTGGTCTGGTCTTTTAGAAGCCGCTGATTTTCCAGGTGCCGCTGGTTTTCCACCTGCTGGTGCTTTTGCTGTTGCATCGCCCCCGCCACTTAGATATGCTACTGCAAGATCAACTTGACCTTTATCTTGAATTTGTCTAATTAATTCGTCCATCTTAGGATTACCAAGTTTTGCCGCAGTTCCTTTGTCTGCAACTTTACCTGTCGATTTACTAATCCACTGTGCGCCTTTCCATTCAAAGTCGTCTTTAGTTGCACCTGCGTTTGTACCTTTAGGTGGACTTGACTTCATGTCAAACGGTCCATCGTTAAATGGATCTCCGGAAGCCTTACCTTGTAGTGTTGAAGCACTATCGCCGTCTGCTTTTCCATCACCGTCTTTGTCTGCTTTAGGATCTGGACTTGATGCTGAAGCACCTGCTCCACCACCTGCGCCTGCGGCTCCACCGCCTACGCCTCCTGTTTTTGCTCCTGCATCTTTGCCAGGTTCTGGTGCTTTTTCATCGTCACCTTTAGTTCCGCCGCCAACTCCGCCTGAACTTGCTGTGCTTTTCTCTGCACCTTGTACTTTAAGATCTGCTTGTCCTGTGTTTGTTGCAACAGTACCAATTTGTTCGTCACTCATACCTCTGTCTGAAAGTATTTTTGCAATGGATCCTACGTCTGTTGGTTCGCCTGCTTTTTTCCAATCTTTTTCAAGTTTAGCGTATGTAACTTTCTGTCCTAATTCTTTACCTGCTTTAGCCGCACCTGATTTAACTGCACCAACTGCCTTGCCAATGCCTTTATTTGCTACTGCACCTGCTTTGTCTAAGCCAGCGCCTACTGCTTTACCTGTACCTTTAGCCGCCGCTTTGGTAATGTTAGCCGCACCTGCCGCGGCTTTCTTGGCCATACCTTTGATGTCTATTTCATCTAATCTGTAGTCTTCAAATAGATCAAAGTATTCATCTTCTAATTGTTCTGCTGTTTTATAAACTCTTGACTCTTTCTTTGCTTTGTCTGGTTCTACATATTCTGCTTTTGCTAATGCACCACCAAGTGCAACTGCCGCCGCACCTTGCATAACTTTTTCTGCCATTTGTGCTTTGAAGTCATCAATGCTTGTTTCCATGTCTGCTGTTTCACGCCATGTGTCAAACGCTTTCATTATTTCTTCTTGTTTTGCTTCTGGTAGTTTATCTAAGATATCCCAGAAACTACTGTCCATTACATCTGGACCAACAAATACATTTGAATATGAATAAACAATGTTTCCGTCTGCGTCTACACCTTCAACTGAACCAGTAACCATTGCAGTCCAAGGTTTATCAGTGCCTTCAAAACTTGCTGTAATTTCTTTCTTAAATGTTGAACCTGCTGTATATTCTCCTTCAAGTCCATCAATAACTTTTGCTTCTCCACCCATGTAATCTTTCATAGATGTTTCTGCTGACATTTTGTAACCTAAGAACTTTCTGTTCTCAATGGCTTTTTCCATTTGGTATACTTGCTGTAGTTTTTCAACTTCAGCCGGTGTTAAATCTGTATCTGTTACTGCATCTGCAATAAGTTTACTTTCTGGTTGATTAGAAGTATCCATACCAAGTTCATTCATTTCTTCCGAACTGTATGTTGCTTTTACTGTACCTTCAGCACCTACATCTCCGTCTGGATCAGCAGTGCTTGTTGTGTCAACTGTGTCTTTGCCAGTACCACCTACGTTTTGCTCAGGTTCTGAACCGTAGTCGCCTTCATCACCTAACTTATCTGGATCTGCTAAATTAACGTTTGCATCACCTGTAACGTTTTGTTTTACAACAATGTCAACACCTTTACCTTCAATACCAAACTTGTCTTGAAGATTGTCAATGGCTTCTGCCGCGTTTGCACCGTCCGGCTCAAGTTCAAATATCTTGTCGTTCAATGCTTTAAGTTGTTGATCTAATACTTCTGATGCTTCACCATCTACTTTAGGTATAACTTGTAATAGTGCTTGTCTTGACTGAATAAGTTCTTTAATGTCCTCTGAATCTAAGTCTTCGATACTAACACCATCTGCCATAGCATCTAATTGTGTTATGTCAATCTCACCATTCGTAGTCATAAACGTTTGTGTAATTTCTGGTGGGAACATATCTTCCGCCGCACCGCCAATTGCATCGCCCAACGCACCTGCAATAGCACCAATTGCCGCGCCTTTAACACCTTTGGCCATTGCTGTTGAAAGTTTATCGCCTTTAATAGTGTTGTTTGCTAACTTTAAGAAGAAACCAATTGCGGCACCACTTAAAATACCACCACTTGCAAATGCAAGTACTGATGTCATTGCACCAATAATAAATGCACTCTTGGCTGGATTGTCTTTTGCAAAACCTCCCCACTTTTCAACTCCTGCAAGAATCTTTTGTCCTGCTGGATTTCCTTGTAGTTTAGTTTTTAGTTGTGATTTTAATTTTTCAAACTGTGCATCAAAGTTCTTAACAGGTCCGCTGTTTGCCGCGGCATCCATTAACTTATCAATTTCTGCTTTCATCTTACCTGAGACTTCAGCAGTTACTTTACCTGCCTTGCCTAAGGCAGTCATATTCTCTCCGCCTTCTATTGATACCTTTTCAGCATCTTGGAAAATCTTTTTAATTTGATCTGGTTTAAGATCGGCTTCCATTAATTTGCTGTACTGCTCAACTAATGGCCAAACATTCTTTTCCCATGAACCTACATAAATTCTTTGTTGCTCAGTTAACATTTCCCATGATTGAGATTCTGTTAATATTGCTTCTGACTTAAGATTGTATGCTGTTACTTCTTGTAGTTTCATAGTATTACTCGGCTCCCTGTACTGCTGGTGCTTTAGCCGGTTTGTCTGGAGTACCAGTTGGATAACTTGGTTTATCACCTTGCTGTTGTTGTGCCGCCTTTGATGTTACTGTTTTAGTAACCGGTGCAGGTTGTTTCTGAGGAGTTTCTGCTCCTTTTGGTGCTGGTGCTGGTTTCTTGCCTGGCACTTCTGCACTTGGTTTAGGTGCTGGTGGTTTTGTACCAGATCCTAATTTTTTCAATGCGTAATCTTTTTCACCCTTGGTTGCTTGGTCTAATTGTCTTTTAATATCTGCGTCTAATTCAGTT